GTACTATGTACAATATTATTTATTCCCTTTGTCAGATGGGTCAGACTTCATTCCATATGAGTCTCTAAACAATTGTAACGTACTTTTTACTACTCCGTTGGTTCCTGTTGTAAAATCAAAGAGATGTGATATTTCCTTGACAAGATAAATTCCGCTACTCTCTTTGTCCCATGGTTGTTCTAGTCTTTCTTCATCTGCTAATTTATTTGTTATCAATACATTGATTTTATCTCCAGCAGAAATAAAGGGATTGCCAGGTATAATCAACTCTGCTTCCTGATTTGTAAGCAAATCATATCTAGCAACAGATTGTGCAGCATAATACTTGACCCAATCTGCAAACTTATTAGGATTTTCTGCCTCCTGATCAGGATCTGCCACTTGTGGATCGTTAAACCATGCTTCGTGATCTAAAAGTGCACTCATTATTCTTGTTGGTTTAGAAGATAATTCTGTTTGATTTGAAGTTATTGGTGATATAGTCTCTTGATTTCCTAGATGTGACATACTCTTATAACTGTCTTTAATATTATAAACATATTCTTCATATTTCCCCGTACTATGGTTAAAGAATACCATCAATGATGAATATTTTCCTCTTCTTAAAGAAGATAATACATCAACCTCAGTTTTAAAAGAAAAATTCTCTATTAATTTTCTCTGATCTGCAGAAACATCTGTGTTTGCAACTCCTTCCACATAAGGACCGAAAGGTTCAGATTTTAAATCAGGTGCAGAAAATTTACCACCATTTTCATCACATAATGCATCAATAGAATAATAATTATATCCTCTTCTCGATTCCCAAAAGAAAAATCCAGCACTACCTTTTATTTCTTGTTTTATTTCAGTTTTACTTCCTCGTATATTCTTTTTTACATTCTTATATACTGCTTTGTTAGAGACTGATCTTTTTGTTAAATTTGCTATGATATCAAATGGTCTTGATCTACCTGGTAGATGTCTTACTTCAAATTTTGTTTTTTCACTATAAATTTGTTTACTAGATTTTAATTCTTTTCTAATAAGTGTTGCAACTATATCAGAAGGGTTTCCAGTTTGTAGTTTTTCTACTCTAACAGTCTCATTTGTAAAAACTTCCTCAGAAGTTAGTGCTAAAGTATATAATTGTTGTTTATTCTTTATAACCCTACTAACAATTTTAAAAATTTTAAATTTATATGCTATTGGGTTATCTTCCCAAGTTGTTTTGAGTTTAATATCAATATTTTCACCACCTTGAACAGGAAAACTATTAAGAAGACCTTTTGAGTCACTTATCATCATAGTTGCTCCCATAAATGGAGAAACTAGACTCTCATGAACACTAAGTGCAGCAATCATGTCTCTATCCAAAGCAGTTGGTTCAGTACCATCTCCCTTAGAGAGAACACATGATATTAACTTAAATTCTGATGCGTGTTGTTCTGACATTACTTAGTAAAGAGAGAATAATTAGCCATGAATGCATCCATTCCTAGACTACCAAATGGAATAGCAGCATCATCACTTTCATCAGATTTACCACCACTATTGTTATAGTAATTATTATTGATGATTGTAGGAGTTACAACTTGTCCACCTAAACCTATAGGAGTAGTCAAACCAGTAGTATCATTATTTTGTCCAGTACTATTGATATATCCATCCAGTGTTCCATCAGCAAGTGCTGTTGGTTTCATTAATGCAGCCATTATCGCTGCTTTTGGATTCATTAGTAATCCCGCACCTCTTAAAGCACTTTGTCTGATTAAAGGTGTAGGACCTGTTTGAAATCCACCCGCTATCTCGTTACCTGGGTTTCCAGTTAAAAAGTTTTTGATTGTGCCATAACCTGGCATTCCTCTAAGTGGATTCCAACTACCTTTACCAGCACCTTGAGTCCTTTGTCTTTGTGACCAATCATCTGATATTAAATCTTTCCAACTCATTTTACCTTCATTAGGTTTCATCCCACTATTCCACCAATTGGTAACTCCAGATCCCATTCTCTGGAAGAAATTCTGACCATTTGCATTTGGTTTGAATAGATTTGCTGGATTTATTTTTTGTAGAACATTACTTACACTATCCTTTACATTACTTATAGTATCACCTACACCACCTACCACACCCTCAAATAAACCACCTGATTTCGCTGATCCGATACCAGAAAAAACACCCATTCCTAAATTTTTTACAAAATCAGATTTTTTAAGTTGCATAGCATCCATAACACCCATACCAAAACTGGTGAATGTTTTCTTATTCAATGGTAAAACTGCTTCATCGGATCCACCTTCTCCAACTAATGCTCTTGTACCACCAAGCATCATTGGTAATCCCCTTCCTCTCATTCCTTTAACAATACCACCCTTTGCCATAGGCATCATACCTAAATCTCTAGCAAGCAGGAATCCATCAATACCAAAACTTAATCCAGTACCAACACCAGTAGCACCCATAATACCAGATGCAATTTCAAGTCCAGCACCCATAAGATCCCCTTTAAAGGCACGTTGAATACCAAAACCAATACCAGCTAAACCAGCAATTAAAGGAATTTTCTTCAATAATGATGCACCTAAACCTTTACTAGCTGTTTTGCCAGCTGTTTTCAACAATCCTTTTGATGTTTGTTCTGCAACAGTGTTTCCTAAAAGTTTTCCTATAGGTGCATCCGCATTTTTTAATGCAGCACCAGGATTTTTTGTTAATGCTTTCCATTGATCTGGACCTAAAGCATCCTCCATTAAGTCTAGCACCTCATTAGTAAACAAAGGTCCGTCTGTCATATTACCAGCTTTAATATATTGGAACAATTCCGCAGCTTCTTTTGCCTTTATATTTTTAGCACCAAGTGATCCATACATCATATCATCTAATAATGTTTGTGCAGATGGACTCAAATTTTTACCCAAATTTCCTAATTTTCCTGCAATGGCAGCATCATCAAGCATTGATAATTGTGCACCAATCAAGTTATCTCCAGAAAAAATTGCTTTAGCACCTTTACTTCCTGCAGGAATAATTTCCTCTATCATGTCTATTACAGGATCAGCCAATACGTTACCAGTTATTGCTACAGATCCTTTTCGTAAATATGGTCTAATACCTTTATCCACAGCTTTCAAGATTTTACTAGGACCTCGTATTCCTTGGTCTGCTAAACTTCTTGATGCAGCGGAAATTCCTCTATATGCTCCTTTTGCTAAATTTGCTCCTCCTCTAGTTGTTTCAGCAAGTAATTTAACACCAGTTTGAGCAGTATCTGCAGTCTTCAATGCATTTCCAACACCAGCAATCACAGGTGCACCCTTGGAAGCAGCACCTTTTGGTGTAACATTAATCATTCCACGACCACGACCACGACCACCAAATCCACCAAATCCACCAAATCCACGTCTTCTACCACCACCAAATCCACCACCTTCAATACTCTTTTCTTCTCGTCTTAAAGAATCTCTCCCCTTTTTTTGTTTTTGCTGATTTTGAAACATTGCAAAAAGATAACCATTAAACATGGTTGCTTTTGCCATATCAGCTTGTGACTGAGAAAGTTGATTTAATATTGTTCCTTGTCTTTGTATTGCTCCTGCAACGTCACTCAATCCTTGTTCTACACCACTAAGTCCTACAACAAGTGCATTTGACAACGGTGCAACATCAGTTATATTCTGATTAGTTACATTATAATCAAATCCACCACGAAATCTTTGTTTATAATTATTGGCAGGGTTATTTCCAGCACCACCCATACCCATTCTACCCTTAGTTCTGGCAATTCTATCTCCGCCAAATCTTGAACCAAGGGCTTTTCCAAAAAAATATCCTTTACCTACTCCTGCTTCCTCTAATGATGTTCCACCCGCTTCTGCCTGTTTTGCTGCAAAGGCACGTTCCTCCCCTGCCATATTGGAAGCTTCCTTTAAACGCCTTCCAATTTGACCCGCTATGATACTTGTGTAATCTTTGTTACCTCTAGTATCGGAGTAACCAACTGTTCCTGCTGCCATTACTGTTGTTTTTGTTCTTGTTTAAGTTGATCCATATATTGTTGTAAGAGAGATATGTATACTTGTCTCTCAAATGGCATCATATTCTCAATCTCAGTCAAAGAGTATTTATGATGCTGCATCAAAGCAAAGTTAGTCTTGTAATACCCCTCTAGCGTGTTGTGAAAGAGGGCTATCCGAAAAAAGATGCTAATCCAGATATTGTATACTCAGACTCTACATCAGTTTTAGGATTTTTAACCGTAAATTTGTGTTCAAGTCTAGGAGAAGTTTCAAAGAATTCTTGAAGTTTCTCTAATTGTGCATTTGTCAAACTTTCTACAAATTGAATAAATTCTTTAGGTGTAGTGGTAGATGAGTCAAATACCTCTTCTCCTTGAAAAATTTGATCAATACTTTCTCCAATAATTTCTATAACAGTGTCCTCATTAACTTCTTTTTGTTGAAATTGATTTTCTACAAATCTGTCAAATGAAGGATATTTCATCATTACACCAGTATCATTAGTTAACATAATTTTATTAGAATGTCCGTCTGGGAAGTTTACTTGAACATTAGTAAGGTTTAAACTATACTTTACTTGTGTTTTCTCGTCATCTTGACAAGTAACATTAATTTCAACTACTTCTCCAACCGATACTGCACGAATATTCAAGAAAATATATTCTAAGTCAAAAGTTGCAAGATTCTCAAGTTTTATTCTTGTAGAAATACAACCTTTCAACAAATTGAGTACAGCGTCTCTAATATTCTTTTCATTATCACTCTCAAGTGCTAAAAGAAGCACTTTTTCCTCTTTTACTAGAAATGGACGAAATTTTATCTTTTTCTTATTTGAAGGAATTTCCAACTCATGAGTTGGTAAATCCATTGTTGGCAATGCCATAATATTTACTCCAAGGTCATATTTATATTTAGCTCGACTTTTAAAACCAAAAATTAGCGGGAAATTTTTTCCCGAATTTATAGAAACGATAATCCGAAATTCCGATTTATATCACTACTAACAATATAATGTTTAGTGTAGTAGAACTGTGCAGTAACCTTTGTTATCTGTGCTGATCCAAATTGTAATGGCACTGCGTCAATAGCATATGGCCATGCTCTGTCTAAAATAAAGGTCGCTGACGTTCTTTCACCAAAATTTAGTCTAGGACCTAGTTCAGTTTTTGTAATGTATATTGTTTTACAATAATTATCAGGATAGTTTAGTGTTGTAGTTCTATTTCTAACTCTCGTTGCAGCAGTGTATGCTGATTCTTTATTAGCACCTTCATTTTGTTCCATAGTCTGATATTCAGCACCAGATTCATTACTCTCTTTAAAAATCTGTCCATACCAATCATATAGAAACTTCAATGGTGTCATATCAGCATCACACTGAAATCCCAACTGCATTTCAGTAAATACTCTAGTATGTGGATAGTTTACCTCACCCTCACCTGTATATCTACCTTTTAATGTTCCACTAGCTGCTTGAGTGTTTGGTAATTGTGCTTCATCACATAAAAACTCAAATACATTACGGTTTCCAGAGGGATTTTTAAACTCCTCCATTGAGTCCCCAATTTTCACCACGAAGTTATTGCTCATCGACATTCCGCCGTTGGCATTCATTACTCCTAAGAATCTATCTATTGACACGCTAAATACTTATATTGGTATAATTATATTTATGGCATATTCTGGGATTTATAAACCAATCAATCCTAAGAAGTATCGTGGCAACCCCACTAGAGTAATTTACAGGTCACTCTGGGAACGCAAATTTATGGTGTTCTGTGACAATAACCCTTCTATATTGGAGTGGGGTTCTGAAGAAATAATCATACCATACAGAGCACCTGATGGTAAAGTGAGACGTTATTTTCCTGATTTCTACATCAAAGTTCTCGAAAAAAATAAGAAAATAACTAAGTATATAATAGAGGTTAAACCTAAAAAACAAACACAACCACCGAATGAGAAAAATAAAAA